TCCCACAGCGGCCGTGGCTGCTGAAGAGTTCAGCACAGCTGACATTGCTGCTGAGGATGCCGCCACAGCTGACATTGCCGTACTGGAGTTTGCCACAGCTGACATAGCCGTACTGGAGTTTGACACAGCTGTCATTGCTGCTGAAGAGTTCAGCACAGCTGACATTGCTGCTGAGGATGCCGCCACAGCTGACATTGTGGATAAAGTGGATAGGATGTCTTTTCTTTCAATGCCATACACATTTGATAAGGCTTCGCCGATGTTTTTATTATTCTTCAGCAAATAATCCAAAGCCTCTGCGGATAATTCCTTGTCATTCATAGATAAATAGGTACATTCATACAATCCATGCAACAGCTCTTTTTGCTGATAAACATAGCTATCTTCGCCATACATCTTGTAATCTGCCAGGTGCATCTTTATATCCAAGGGTGCATTAAGGAAATCTCCGTTTATTGTTGATACTTCTGCCCAGCTCATATTATCCTACCTCCGTTGTTCTTATAGTTTTACCCTCAAACACAGTCTTTAAGGTCTTAGTTGTACCGTTCTTATAAGCATGTCGCTCCGTTATTGACTTATCAGCATTAAAGACTGTAGTTATAGTCTCCAAACTGTTAACGGTTACTATTGAGCCGTCAGCATTGAAGGTTGTTGTACTCTCCCCTTTGCTATCAGCTATGTCCTTGATGGCCTTGGCAAGAGCCTTATTGAGTTCGGTCTGCTCTTTGGATACTTGCTTTTTAAAGTCTGCAAGCTGTTTATCAACATCACTTTTGAATGCTACTGCAGCATCCGAATATTTAAGGCTAATTTCAAGGTCATTACTAATTGATACAATATAGTTCTGTATTATCTGAGCAGTTTCTTTTCCTGTAAAAGCAGGCAAGAAATCGCCATGTTCTCCACCAGTTACCGCAACACTTAATAGAGTGTTTTCTGAGTCGCCTTCTATTTTGGCAATAAGCCCTATTTCATTGATGTTATATCCTTCAGTAACCACAGCTTCTTTTGTAACTGGATCCTGATTGCCTATAACGGCTGTAACCTTAATACTATTAGAGTTCTCTTTTCTAACTTCTGATATCTTGTAGAAGTTTTTGCTTGCTTTAAGGTTTGTAGATTTCCTAAGATTTTCCGGTCTCTTTTCTAATTCGCTATACACACCGTTTCCAGTTGCAATAGCAACGAAGGTGATAACTCCCTCGCCCGCCTGAGAGCGGTTAAGCAGTTCTACCCCCTTTTCTGTAGTGACTGCTTTTTGAAATGGCATTGGCATATTGTTTTACCTCCTATTCAATATCAGGGGCTTCATAATACCCATAGGTATATGATCCGTATTTATATGATGATTCTATACTCCTAATGCTCTCAACTGCTTCAAGAATACTTCTTGCATTTTTGACATTTCGTATCATTTCGTTAAACTTCTCAATATTAGTATCATCTATGGTTGCGTTTGTGATGACTTTAAACCTAAACGGTTTCCCGCCATATTCATACCATTCAACTATTTTCCCTTGTCCAAAGACGATCGTTACCATCTCTTCAATGGCTTTAGGTGTTCCTACTTTCATATACCATTTGAGTGCATTCTTTATGAGGTCTCTTTTAATTTCGAGAGAGAACTCAGTATTGTAGAACTGTGTTTTTAGTTCGGCTGCCAGTATATCCAAAACCTCTCCGTCCAATTCATCTATTTTGGAATACAAGCTAATCCGATTACATAAGCTCAGCACCTTTTTTACCTGTATATTTAATGCGGCTCCAATAGCCTGTATTTCAGGCTTTTGTTTTAAGTGCGATGGCAGCATATATATTATGCTGCTGTTTTCAATATCAATCATCCTCAAGCCCTCCATATATGGCATTAATGCTCTTTACTACAGGAATAGACTCTACAGGAGTGATGGTATAGACAGGCGTAACTATATCTACTCTTTTTATACCTGTTTCCATAAGCTTACTTGTAAGATATGATGGGTTAATATCTCTGCCTATTTTCTCCGTCTGCCATAAGTTAAATGTTCGTATAGCTGTATCCACATCTGACTTGATTTTATCCACTAATGCTTTTTTATCTGAACTAATGTAATATGTCAGCCTTACATTATATTCTAGTTTTTCAGGAGCTTTTACCTGTATTCTGTCTGTAAGCGGTTTCCTGTTCCCGTCTTCCAGATATTCTTTTACTCTGGTAAGCAATGCCTCGTCTGGCAGTCCGCCACCCTTTTTTGATATTATTAGTTCAACCGTTGCATCTTCTTTAGATTTTACGATCACATCCTCAACTTCTTTATCAGCCTGCTTGGCAAAGTATTTATAAGCTCCCTCACTGCCTGTAGTTGAATAAATTTCAGATACATCAAGATAACGCTCTGCCAGCTCCTCATCGCTTTCATCTTCACGACCTCCTGAAGTTGCCTTCATATTTCTTACTGCTGCCACATAAGGAATTGGATTGATTATGATATTTAACTCTCCTTCACCTATTCCATTACCTCTTATGCCTTTTTCCGTGCATAACGCATCAACATCTTCAAATGTTTCCCCTAGTTTAATTTCTGCATACTGCTCTGTTTCAAAGAAAATATTATTACCATTTGTGACTCTTGTCCCCTTAGGAATTGACAGTGCAAAGTCAAGAGGTGAACTAATTTCAAATCTCATTACTGTTTTAGCTTTTTCTGCTTCTTTTCGGATAAGCCCCTTAAATGCGACAAGATTATCTAAATATTTCCCTCTGGAATACTTGGTAAGATTCATCTTCCCTGCATTATCAGCGTATTGCATTAGCTGATATATCTGCAATGCTGCGGCATTTATAATCATCATATAAGGGCTTGCCTCGGACAAGTACGCTTCTTTCCCTGTTATCCTTTTATATTCAGATTTAAAATCATTGATCAGATCAGCTTTTACATCTTCAATGGTTGCGCCATCAATGAAATCTATATCAGGCAATTCATCAATCTTCCTCATCGTTTGCCTCCCTTTTCTTAAAGTAAACTTTAGGTATCATCCTGCCTTCGCCGTTATATTCAAACTCGATATCCTCAACTTCCACGCGAGGCTCATATTTATCAATTTTTTCTATTATTTCCAGAGCAATTAGGTTTTCAGCCTCTTCTGTAGGCGTATCCATTATTTCCCTTGTCTCTATACCAAAATTTCTATCCAGCCCCTGTTCTCCTGCGATAGTTGACAGCAAGTTGGATACGCATTCGTTTATATCGTTGAGCTCTTCTTCACTAAAGCTTTCTGAGTCAAGTTCATTTATAAAATCCATACTGCCTCCTATCTATACTCTTGTAAGTTTAGCTCTACCTTTGCCTGGATTAATTCTCCCTTTGATAGAATTACATCCCAAGTCTCACTTACCTCGGTTATTATCCACTTGCTTTTGCTTACAGGCTTACCGCCTATTACAAAAGTAAAATGCTCCCCTTTTTCTACAGCCTTTACAATGCGCTCCAAGGTTTTCCTAGGCTTTATCCCCAGTGTTGAAGACAGTAATATGGATAAGGACACCTCTTGAAGACCTGCGCCTAAAAACTCAGATTTGGGCTTTCCCTTTATGACTTCATGCTTTGCCCATCTACCGCTTGCCTTTCTTGACATATCTTTGAACGTAAATACTTTTTTAGAACTTACTTCAAACGTGATTAATTTCCCAAGATTACCTATTTTTGCCATTCGCTACCTCCTATGCCTTATCTTCAAGAGCTTTAATCCGTTTATCATAGTCGGATAGTTTTTTTAGAATCTCAGAAAGTGTAATAGTACCTTTTGCACATTTAAGGATAATCTCTTTAGCCTCAAGAGTTATTCCCTCGCACTTTAGCAAGTACTCGCCTTCTGTACATTCCACGTAGGCCTTACTGTCAATTTCCTTTGTGTATTTTTCTCCACCCGAGTAATCATCATCGAAGTAAGTACCTAAGCAAAACCCTTTACTGCTGCCATTTGCTAAATGCAACGTGACTACGGTATCCCCCACTTCAGGCATTGACTGTTCTTTGTTCATAGACATCATTGGAAGTGGGAGCGATGAGCTTTCTGAATCTTCGTAATATACTTTTACCTTCCCACTTTCTGGGTATACATTGGTTACTGTTCCTATTCTTATCATATCGTGGACTCCATGCAAAAAGGCAGCCATCTACATGACTGCCTTAAACTTATATTTTGTATCCTGCAACTTCTCATAATATCATTATAACAGATACAACCGTGCACCGGTGTACACACTTTCAAAAAGGTTTCTGGACCTTGTGCATACTTAGCTCCATTTCATAACCACTATTTCCTAAGTTATGCCTGACTTCATCTATAAAATACTTGCCATCAAGCCCCTTTAATCCCTTTATCTTTATACATTGTGTTGCAACAAACTTCTTACCGCCCATTATTGTAATATTCATAGTCTCTGCTTGCCTGTTTGCTGTGTTGAGCGCTGCCTTAGCTTGAAGTTCAGCGTCATACTTCCCCGAGGTTTGATTGTTTATATATAACAGTCTGCCTTTTTTACCAATCATAACCTTGGTTACTTCCTTCTTTTTGTTGCCTGCTTTACTTTTCTTTGTACCCTTTACATTCTTAACAGGGTTAGCATAACTAAACTTTACTCCTGTATAAGTCCCCTCAATGGTGGTGTTAGCATTCCACGAGAGCATATCCCTTTCAGAGATTGTAGTCGTTGCCTTTTTCTTTTCATACCTGACTATATCAAATATTACAATCTTTTGCTTGTAGACCTTCATAGCAAGCCCGTACTTTGAGCAAAGCTCATATAAGAATGTACTGTCCTCCTGATTGTTTTGCTCTATCTCGTCTATATTTACTGTGTCTGCGTCATATACAAGACTTACACCAGCACTTTTAGCTACAGATAAAGCTATATTTTTCAGGTTGGTTTTTTGCCAGACTTTAGTCTTTTGCAAAGTTTTAAAATCATTCGATACCGGTATGTTGACTCCATTCATATTACAGGTTAGCGGTCTGCCTGAAAATGAAATATCATCAATGGTAAAGCTCCCACAATCAAAGGTTATCTTCTTAGCCTTTCCTTCAAAATTATTCAATACAAGCTTAGCAATAAACCTGCTGCCTTTTTTAGGTCTTTTCTTGCCCAGCCACTCTTTTTTTATATCGCATAATGTAAGTGATATGCTGTCTGACTTTCCGTCTGCTACATCTGTATAGCTAAAATCAGTTATATAATTTACTATATCATCAGCACTTTCTGCTTTGCTTGCAGGCTTAACTTTCCTTTTCCCACTACTTTTAACAGCTTGTGCAGAACTTTCTATAGGTATAACAAGCTTCATCCCCGGAGCTATCCAATATCCTTTGTAATGGGCACTGTCTCCCTTCATCTTCCTTAACTGCTCTATAGCGGTCTTGTTGGCATCATAGATGATCTTGAACTTATTCCCTGCTCCTAAATACTTCTTGGCCAGATTCCATAGATTATCCCCGTATACAACTGTATGTATTACCTGTTCATTACTTTTTGATGTGGTAGCAGCTTTATTTTTGCTTCCAATGGATTCTTTGCTCTTTTTGCCCTCCTTTGCAAATATCAAACGAACGTTTCTTGATAATGACATCAATCCCTCCAATCCGGAATATCCTCATCTTCCTCGTCTGCTTCTTCCGGTAAGTCATAGATTTTTACAACTACACCTGATGGAAATACAAAATAGGTCAACAAATCCCCATTATTTTTCATTAAGAAAGAGAGGTGCATTTCATCACCATACACCTCTTTTGCTATTATATCCCAAGTATCTCCGGACTTAGTTATGTATTCTCTCATGGTTAAAATGCAACCCTCCTCTTCATCTTCACATAGTTATCAGCTAATGTGTTAAACTCTTTCTGAGATATGCTGAGTGCTTCGGTAAGGTCTTTCTTGCTAGGTGCATCTCCATAAAACTGTAATGTAGGCTTGTACTCTATTCTTGTAGCATCTCCTGCATTCCTTAAATCAACACCGTCAATTCGGTGATTCATGCCAAGATATGCACCAGCCTGTTCCCACAAAGATATTGCACGGTTGCTTCTATCAAGCGGTATGGCAGCCTCTGGACCTTTCTCCGCAAAAGTGGTGATGATTGGTCTATTCCATATACCTCCTTCTGCATTCTGATATACTTTTATATTAGATCCGCCTGGCATATTTAATGTTGGCTTTCCACTCCACGTTGGCATTTCAGGAGTAAGCCTCATTGCTACATTGGCATCAATCTTAAAACTATGCGTACTATACCAGTTTCTTAAATATGCTTCGGTAAATGCTGCTAAGCCCTCATTCGCTCCTTTTACTGCCTTTTCTCCATTTTCCTTGTATTCACCTTCTGCCTTTTCAAAAAAACTTTTAGGAACAAATTCATAATTCCCTGAAAGATATGTCTCAGCAGTTTTTAATGATTTTTTGAACATATCTGCATAGTTACTTTTTGACATTCTTTCGCCGAGCTCATCAACAAAGTAATTATAATTTTCGTATAAATCATCCTCTTTATATCTATTCTTTGCAACCTCTATACTATCGAGAATGCTTGTTATTGCACTAGGAATTTTCTTACCGGCTTCTTGATATCGTTTCCCCAACTCCTCAAGCTTTTCAGCTGGAGCTTCCATATTCTTAATTAGCTCATCTGCTCCGTCAAGAACAATATCATATTGAGAAAGCACATCTCTTTTTGTAGAACTTATCGCATCAAGTGGATTAAGTTCCCACATTTCTGGAACTGCATTTTTTTCTATTGCTTCATTAAATGCATTATCCAACCCCTTCTTTTTAGCCTTTTCGATGGCATCCATTTGGAATTTAGCCATTTTTTCATATATATCAGTTATATTTTTAAGATATGCTTCATCTTCCTTCTG